GTATAAAGCTTCTCTAGCTTATAGATATCATTTTTGTTCATGCAAATCCTTTTGGTGTATCCTGTTATGACATTGACAACATAGAGATATAAGCTCATAGCAAAACTCATATCCCAAGTTTTTGTACGTTATATGATGAACCTCTTGTGCTGGATTGGTAAGACATCCCTGGCAAAGATAGTTATCCCTCAAAAGAATTTTTTTCCGCAAATTCTTCCATTTATCGGACTTTAAATAGTCGTTGTACTGGTCATTTTTAGCGTCTGAAATACGAAGTCTCAATAGAGCTAGTTCATCCATACTTTTTTATATATCTGGGTAAATATTTTCCGTATACCAAAAAAAAGTTTCACTTAAATCCCATAAATTTGTACTTGTTAGCTATATGGCACTAAAAACAAAAACAGCAGTTACTAAGGAAGCGGTTTTATCTACTCTGCGCATTCACAATGCTGGGGTAAAGAAATGTTCTGATGCTCTAGGACTCACACCTCATCAGTTCATGTTTCACATCCGTTTCTACGACCTTCTAGAGGAAATGGAGCTGATTGTAGACACCAAACGCCGCATGATTCTCGATGACGCTGATGAATATGTGGCAAAGGCTCTCGATCCAAAAACCAATATTCCTATGGATAGAACGAAGGTGGAATTTTGTCGCACAGCCTACTACAACTTTGTCCAAAAAGAAAAAGCTGATGTCAAGGATGCGGTAAATCTCGACAAACTAGCTCAACAACTTGATGAGATTAAATGATCCTTCCAGATGACGAAGGTGTTAGAAAAACTTTAAAAAAGCTTTCTAATAAAGAGTACAGGCTTAATCACTTGTACTCTATTATCAACAAAGAAGGTCAGTCTGTAAAGTTTAAATTCAACTTTGCTCAGAAGCAAACCTTTGATAACCTACATACCCGCAATGTGATCCTAAAGGCAAGACAGTTAGGCATATCAACATTTTGCGTCTTATATTTGCTCGATGAGATCATCAACAAGGGCAATATATCCGCTGGCATTGTCTCTTACTCGCTAGAACATGCACAGTACATCTTTAAAAAAATCATTGGACACGCCCTGGATAATTTGCCATCTGAGTACAAAAAGCTGTTTAAGGTGGTTCAGCTGAGTGCTAGAGAGATGACGCTAGACAATGGTTCTTCTCTCCGTGTAGACACAACATTGCGCGGTGGATCGTATCAATTGATACTAGTCTCTGAGTATGGGAAAACATGCGCTCGCGATCCGATGAAGGCTGAAGAGGTTCTTACAGGGACGCTACAAGCGATTTCATCGAAGGGCATGGTCATTGTAGAGTCTACGGCTGAGGGCAATGACGGCATTTATAGGGACATGATTACGCAAGCTGTTTTACACCAAAACAATCTTTCAGATTTGGACTATAAGCTCCATTTCTTCCCATGGTTTTGCGACATATCATATATCATTGATGACTGTTCTAAACAGATTCCCTATGAACTGATTAAGTACTTTGCCGAGCTACATAAAAATGAGGGAATCACGCTCTCCAACGGACAGAAAAACTGGTATGAATTGCAGAGCCGTTTGCTGAGCGACAAGATCAAACAAGAGTTTCCATCAACGGTACAAGAAGCATTCTTATCATCCTCAGAGGCATATTATTTCCAGAAAGAGATTGCTGAGGCTAGGGTAGAGGGCAGGATCATAAATTCTACACCATACGATGCGATGGAGCCTGTTTATGTCTCGATGGATATAGGGGCTACAGACCTTACGGTTATGATCTTTTTCCAAGTTCTGTATGGAGAGATTAGGATCATTGACTACTACGCTGATACCAATAAGGGCGTAGATTTCTATTGCAGATTCCTGCAGTACGATAAGCGGTACATTTATCGAGAGATCTTTTTGCCCCATGACTCTAGGCAAAAGGATGGAATTATCGTTGAAAATACATATGAGAGCGAGTTTAAAAAACTATTTTCTCACCTGCAAACAAGAATAACTGTACTAAAGAAAACTGATGTAATGGTAACTATCAATAATGCGAAGTCTAAGTTTAAACGATGCGTTTTCTTCGAGCAACGGACAGGAAAGCTCATTGAACAGCTTGGGAAATATAGGAAGTCGTGGAGTGAACAACTGGGAAGATACATTGATAAGCCATTTCATGATCTTTCAAGCAATTTTGCCGATGCGTATAGGTATGCAATGCAAGCTGTTACGTCCATTGAGACTAGCGGAAATATTAAAGGAAGTTTTGAGAAACATCAAAAAACTGTAAATGAACGGATAGGAAAAATTTAAACATGTCTCTTACCGATGCCGAAGTAAAAGCTGAGTTTTTAGAGTGTTACAGGTACGCGCACGATTACTGGGCACCTTTTGTCTCTAACGCACAGATTTATACTTTGGCAGCCGCTAATTGGTCGTGGAACGATACAGAGCGCAAAATGCTCTACAAAGAGGGTAGAGAGCCTCTAGAGATGAATATCATGCGAAGACCCATGCAGTTCTACGCAGGGTATTTGCGCGACCATTTAAACTCTGTAATCGTTTCTCCAGTAGAAGGGAGCAAGCAAGAGACTGCCGACCAACTAACGAAGCTAATGTACTATGTTTGGGACAAGGGGCAGGGATATCCGATGTTTCTAGATGCCGCTGATGAAGCCCTCAAGGCAGGCATGAGCCTTTGCGGCATTCGAATGGACTACTCCAAAGATTTTATCAATGGAGATATCTCATTTTTCCGCAGGACGTTCAACAGCTTTTACCTAGACCCAACATTTGAGAGAATAGACCTCAAAGACTGCTCCTTTGCAATCATGCGCGATCTTATTAGCCGCGACTACATAAAACAGCTGATCCCATTTGTTGATCCAAAGCGCATTGAAGACATTCAAAATGCCTTTCGCGATGAGAAGTTTTTGACTTATCACCCCAACTTTACAACGCTCGCCAGAAATAGAAACTTGTTGTCTTACGATCAGTACTACAAACGAAAAACACGCTGCCGCAAATTCCTTGTAGACGACAAAACTGGTTTCTTTCGCGATATTAGCGATATGGAGGAAGAGGAAATACGCAAACTGAATCATGGTGCAAAACGTCTCCGAAAAATGTTTGATGATGCTGAGTCTATAGGGGAAGAAGCGGCCGATTCCATTCCAAGAATTTCCATTCAAAATGTTGATAGAGATTACGTTGAGCTAAATATCATGCTCAATGGACAAACAGTATACACGGGCGAGGATAAAAGTGGAATAGTCGAGACTTATCCGTTCGTTCCGCTGCTTTGCTATTTCGAGCCATCCATATGGATGCCATCCCAACGCTGTCAGGGCATTCCAGCAACTCTATGGAGTCTGCAAAGGCAATTTAATAAGCGGCATATGAAGATCGTAGATATGATGGACTCCGATATATCTACAGGATTTAAATACCTAATAGGCTCTGTTCCAGACCCTTCAGACATGCAGCAATCGGGGCAAAACAAGATTATTGGAGTCGATCCAGCCAATGCGCCTGAAGGACTCAATTCGGTACAGCAACTCAATGGGGGCGGTGCAAACCCGACGATCATGCAGTACCAAGAGATTTTAGACAAATTGTCGCTAACACTCGCCAATATTAACGAATCCGTAATCGGAATCGACGAAAAAGGTAATACGCAGGTTTCTGGCAGGTTGGCGCAGGTAAGAATCGCTCAGGGGCTTAGGGGAAACAGAAAGGTTTTTGACAACATAGAGCAATCCCAACTGATCCTTGGCGGTATAATTCTTTTAGCTATCCAGAAAAATTATCCTGCTTCTAAGGTAGAGCGAATCATCGGAGAGACACCTACCGATGAGTTTTATGACGGCAATTTTGAACAATATGATGCCTGTATAAAACAGGGCGTTCGCTCTCAGTCTCAGAGAGATGAGTACTATTCAGAATTGGTTAACCTTAAACGCGAAGGGATTGTCGATGTTCCCCAAAAAGAAATCATTAGAGCCATGCAAATGGCTGGTCTCTCTGATCTACAAAAAGCCTTGGAGGCTCAAGAGCAAGAGCAAGCCGCTGAAAGGGCTATGGCTCAAGAGGCACAAAAACTTGAAATGGGCGTTCTGGATGCTACGCGACAAGAGAAACTTGGTCTTGCTGAAGAGAGAAAATCTCGCGTAGTCAGCAATCTTGCGCTTAAAGACGAAAGGGAATCTGAGGCACAGCAAAATATTGCTCAATCGGCATTGGATCGCGCTCGTACAATCACTGAAATAGCGTCTATGCATGAAGATCGTTTACTCAAAGTAATTGAATTAGTGCGACAATTAGAACAAGAAGAAGCAGCGGGACGAGAATCACAAAAATCTCAGGTGGCAAATCAAGCATCTGGAGTTATATCTGGGGTTGAATCTGTTAACCAACAATCTCAAAATACACAACAATCTGAAAATAATCAAGAAAACACTTCACAAGAAAATACAGAAAATCCTACTTAAACATTTATAGACACAAAACAACTTCAGGAGGTTTTTGTGGCATATAAAAAAAGTAGCGGCAGCATGTCTATGACAAGTCCCAAGGGCATGTGCAGTCATAAGAGCAATCCTATGAGTCAACCATCTCGCATATCAAGTGAATGTGGCCCTGGTGGCAATCCAGATCAGAAAAGGGCTAATAAATTGCTCAAATCGGCTCATAAAGAGAAAGAAGCTCTTCGCGGTGAATCGGGAATGTAATTCTGATGGATCTTTTAAATCCTTATACCCTTACGAAAACTAAAGAGTTCAGATCCAGTAAAGAGGAGCTGAAGGAATATTTAGCTAAGGCAATAGATTTAATCGTTCTTAAGAATCAGCACAGGGATAAACCTTACTACGTAATCTTCCACGAAAAAACGGATGGTGAGAACTCTAGACAAAAGATAAAAATCTTAGAGACGTTGCCAGGATTTGTTACGAACTCAATTGTGTTTTGGGTATGTAACAAACGAAGTATTTGTGAAGTTTTATGGACTGTTCCACCCAATGAAAATGGGAAAACACGAAAAGTACATTTTAACACAGAAGGTGTCGCCTACCTCCAAGCAAAGGGTGCTATGCCAAAACAAACGGGTGATAAATGAATCCAGAGACCGTATCTGAGAATGAAGAAGTAGTTCAGGAACAAGAGGTTGTTGAACAGGCAGAAACAAATGATCTTTCTGAGCCTCAAGAAGGGGCTGAGAAACAAAATGAAGAGATGGTGCCTCTATGGACGCTTCAAAAGGAACGTGCAAAACGTCAGGAAGCTGAATTAGAGGCTCGATGGTATCGCGAAAGAGAGCGATCTGTGAAAGAACCATCTCAAGAAGAGGAAGACCTCGACGAAACTGTTACGAAAAAGGATCTTAAAAAGATTCGTAACGAAACAGAGCAAGCCGTTTATGAGAAAATTTGGGTTCGAGAGAATCCAGAAAGAGCGGTGTATGTCGATGAAAATATAGAAAACTTTTTAAAACAGAGACCTAATCTCAAAGAAGCGATTAAATCTGCTCCAAATAGATATGAAGAAGCATGGGAACTCATGGATAAATTATCACCAAAACAAAAAGTAGCTTTAAAAAGTACATCATCAAAAAAAGATGCACCAGGTTCGCCTTCAGCGATTCCAAAAGCTGCCTCTATGGGTCAAGCTATCGACGTTATGTCTATGGGAGATAAAGAATTTAACGAGTGGAGAAAGACTCAACGCTCTAGGAGATAGGTCTAAACCCAAAAAGGGAATAGACACATGTCAGTAACTACCACAAGTAACTATGGCTCGATGGCTGATAGATGGGCACATCGCGCTTTATTGCAACGCTCTAAACCGAAAAATATTCATAACCTTTTTGGCAGGGCGTTTACACTAGAGAGAAAAAATACCAGTACGATTGTGTTTCGAAGACAAGAAAACTTGCCTTCAGAGCCTGTAGTCCTCTCTGAAAATGCTGATCCAGCACCTACACAAATCAATAAATTTGACATTAACGTTACCCTGCAAGAGTTTGGCTTAGTCGTTTTGCTCTCTCGCAAAGTCATTTTAACTGTTGAAGATGATACCGCTAACGAGATCGCAGATAACTTAAATCAGTGTATGCACACTATGCTCGACAAAGTTACACGCGATGTTTTTGCGTCAGTAGTGCCTCAAATTCAATGTATGTCGGGCATTAACGGTCAGTCAATTACAGAGCTGAATCAGATTGATGTAAACCGAGCGATTACTTATCT